ATTTATTTATGTGGGAACCTGGGTCGCCAGCAGCAGCATCTGGATTAATGAAAGATAATTTTAGATATCTTGTAACAGCATCAAAAGTACCACCAACTGATATAGAAGAAATAGTTATAGAACAACAGGGGTTAAACTTTAAAATAGCTGGTAAGAAGACGTTTGAGCCCTGGATAGTATCATTCAATGTAGATAAAAGTGCTGATCTCAGGATAAAATTTGAACAATGGTCTAATCTTATAGTAAATGTGGATAGTAATATAGTATCAAATAAATATTTTGATGATTATAAATCAACACAAGTATTCAAAATGTTAGATGGAAATGGTGACCCAATATTAAAAATAACACTACATGATGCATGGCCAAAAACAATAGGTGAAATATCAATGGATTATGCAACACAAGATTTTGCTAAGTTTGATGTAACTTTTTCATATTCATATCATGAAATGGAAACCATGACAAATATTAGTAATAGTAGTATTAGTGGAATTATTGATAGTGCAACAAATAGTGTAAATAATGCTGTAAATAATGTTACTGATCAAGTTAGCAATGTTGTTGATACAGCTACAAAAGAAGCACAGGATAGTATCGTTGGAATGATTTAACGGTAATTAATAGGAGGAAAAACAAATGGCAGGTTTTGATTTAAATAGTTTTAAAGCAAGTTTTGATGGTGGAGCAAGATCATATTTGTTCATGTGGCAACCAGACTTACCAGTACAAAACACTCTTGGGGAGGGTACATCATATCTTGTAAAAACATCATCTTTGCCTGGTGATACAGTAGAAGAGATTGTAGTTACATGGCAAGGTGCAGATTACAAGATGGCTGGTAGAAGAACATTTGATGTATGGACAGTATCATTAAATGTTGATAGAAATTCAGCAATTAGACAGGATCTCGATGCATGGATGAAGGCTATTCATAAAATAGACACATCAAATGAATATTCATATGGTGTTCCAGGCGCTGAATCCTCACCAACAGGTGATGTTGGTTCATATTTCAGTCAACAAAGTATGCAGTTACTTGGTTATAATGGTGAACCAATCACAACAGTAACACTTTATGGTGCATGGCCTAGTGCTATTAGTGAAGTAGCACTTGACTATCAATCAATAGATGTTGCTACTTTTGATGTGACATTTACATATCAGTATCATGAATTCGGATCAACTGGTGCATAATAAAAAATGTCATTGCCGGGATTTGACTTAAATAGTTTTAAAGCTAATTTTGATGGTGGAGCTAGGACTTATCTTTTTATGTATAGCCCTGAGTTTCCACCATCAATATATTTAGAAACTACATTTGATAGTGTTGTTGAACAAGGTCAAGATGTGCAAACATTTAGTGATCATATGATTAATGCTATGAAAGTTAGAAAAATAACATATTTAGTCAAATCAACATCCATCCCAAGTTCAAATATTGAAGAAATGGTTCTTGCATGGAAAGGACTAAAATATAAACTTGGTGGAACTAGAACTTATGATGATTGGTCTATAAGTTTCAATGTGGATAGGGGGTATGAGGTTCGTAAAGACTTTGAAAGATGGTCTGATATGATAGGTAACCAAGATAAATATGGAGAGCCTAGAGATTATATGAAGGATCAATTTCTATTGGCGTTAGATTATAATGGCAATGTATCATCAAAAATAAAACTTGTTAATGCGTGGCCAAAAATAATATCCAATATAGATTTAGATTATCAAACAATTGATGTATCAAATTTTGAGGTAACTTTCTCATATCAATATCATGAAATAATGTCATAGTAGTATAAATATAATAAAATGTAATTGGAGGTCTAAAAATGTCAGATGAACAAACAGTGAATGAAGTTGAAAAACCAAAACCGAATTTTAGAAATTACCTTAATGTATATGAGTTTGAAGCAACTTTGCCTGGTAAGAAGTTGACGGTAAAGTTCAAACCAATAACAACTGGACAATTAAAAAGACTTCTTGTGTATGAAAATGAAACAGATCCAATGGAGATAGAAAAAGCATTGGATGAACTTATGATGTCATCAATTATAACAGAAGGATTCAATATTGATGATATCTACCTACAAGATAGATTCGCTTTACTTGTAGAAATGAGAAAGAAGTCAAAAGGTGATAGGTACAAGTTTCAATATAATTGTTCAGAATGTGGTTCACAAACTATGCAATTTATTGATTTGTCAAGACTTGAAATAAAAGAACTACCAGAAGATATAGATAATATTGTAAAGATTGATGATAATGTTAGTGTAAAGGTTGACCATACAACAAGAGGGTCACAAAAACTGGCATATGGCATGGTAAAAAAGAAGAAAGGGCTGTCTGATATACAGAAGTCAACTGAAATGTCAATTTATACACATGCTTATAATATAAAATCAATTATAGTACCAGAAGGTGAGATATCAGACTCCAATATAGAAGATAAGAAATATTTTTTGGAGAACATCCCATCAAGTGGATATGAAAAAGTGAGAGATTGGTTCAAAGACAATGATTTTGGAGTAGATTTCAAATTTGAGATCGAATGTAGTGGATGTAAAAGAAAAGAGACAGTCGACATACCAGTAGATGATTTTTTTTTCTGATAAAAATTATATGTGATACTACATTACAGAATATTGTAACAGAACAATACTATCTTTCAAGTAAAGCAGGTATAAGTATCACAGAATCATCATCATTACCAGACTTTGAGAGAGAAGCCTATACAAACTTACTAATAAAGGAACTAAAAGAAAAATCAGAATCTATAAGTTTCAAATAAACTCGCTTAGGTTAAAATCCTAACGGATCTATTTAGGGGTCTAAAGAGTTATCATAGAAATGGTAATCCTATAGACCCCTTTTTATTTAGAGGAAATGATACAATGAGATCAACAGATAATACAAGTCGTAGTCAAACATCACCACTACAAAATAATTCTGGAAATCCAATTCCAGTATATGTAGAGAACAATGTCATAAGCAAACCTATAAGGGATATTGTTAATAAGACAAATGAGACTGCCAAGGAATCTGCCAAAATATCTGCTGATGCTATAGATAAGACAAATAAGACTGTCAAGGAATCTGCCAAAGTTGTAGATAAAACCCTTGAAGCAATTGACGCTGTTAGAAAAGAGAATAAGACTGCCAAGGAATCTGTCAAAGTTGTAGATAAAACTCTTGAAGCAATTGACGCTGTTAGAAAAGAGAATAAGACTGCCAAGGAATCTGCCAAAATATCTGCTGATGCTATAGATAAGACAAATGAGACTGTCAAAGAATCTGCCAAAGTTGTAGATAAGACAAATGAGACTGTCAAAGAATCTGCCAAAGTTGTAGATAAGACAAATGAGACTGTCAAGGAATCTGCCAAAGTTGTAGATAAAACCCTTGAAGCAATTGACGCTAGAAAAGAGAGTAAAAATAGTGATAAAGTTTCACATTTGAGTGATAAAAAATCCTTTTTTGGTGGTGATACTCTTGGTACTCATATAATAAATGGACTTCAATCATCTATAGATAAAGATATGGGCACTACGACAGGATTGTTTCATGGTGTGATAAAAGGGCTTGGTGATAAACTTAAAGAAGATTGGGCACTTACTAAAAAAAGAAATGCTTTGATTGATTATTCAGCTCAAGTAATGAGTAATGTATTTGAACATATTAAATCGGGTATGAGTGATCTTGTAGGTAGGTTAAGTAGTCATTTTAGAGAAGTATTAGGTCCAGTAGCGGAAGCCTTTGATATGTTCAAGAGTGCTCTAAGTACCGTATGGAATATGGGTAAAAGTGTTATAGGTGTATTCACTAAAGGTAGGGATGATGAAGGTAATAAGGATGAAAAAGAACAAAGTAAATTGTTGAAATCACTTGTTAAACATGCTACAAAGGAAGGGTCTTTATATGTACATGATACCCATATAGAAGGATATATGACCAATCTTCTTGAAAAGACAGAAGATTCTATAAAGGCTAGTATAGAAGGTACTATGGGTCTTGGAAAGAGACTTGATATTCAAGGTAAAACTACAAGTGGATTTTGGGGGGCTATTGGTGGTTGGATATTGGGTAGCCATGCTGCTTCCGAACAAACAATGATGCTTCGTAAAGAAATGTTTGGTTATCAGATAGCAAGAGACACTAAACAAGTTGCCAGACAAAAAGTAACAAATAAAAGACAATTAAACGTACTTGGAGATATAAGAGATGGCATAAATGATGTTGGTGGTAACATTAAAGGTCAAACAAAGTTCTTTAAGACAAGTGCATCAAGGTTAAGTAAGAAAGAAGCTAGATCACCAAAGAAGAAAGGTTTTTTTGGTAGTTTGAAAGATTCTATTTTTGGTGATACTGATGATATGGCCGCCAATGTTGCTGGTGGTGGTCTTGGTGCAATGATAGGTACTGCCATAGGTGGTGTTATTAAGAAATCTTTTGGACTTGTTAAATTTGGTGCCATTGCGTGGATGTTGACTGAAGGTATAATGGATGCTTATTTTGCGTGGGAAGATGGTGAAGATACTAAAGGTATTATGAAGGCTGGATTTTTAGGATTTACATCATTACCTGCTAAAGTTGGTGAATGGGTAATAAATGGTATATCAAAACATGTCTTTGGTAGTGAGTTTAAAGTAGATTTTAGTGAAGAAAAAAGAGCAGAATTTTATGATAAACATGTATATCCTAATGTCATAAAACCATTAGAAGATTTTTTTGGTAGTATTGCAGAAATTTGGTATCGTAACCCTGAAGATTGGGAAAGAATTATATATGAAAATATTAAAAGACCTGTATTAGATATGTTTAATAGTATCTACAATAATACTGTAGGTATGTTAGGATTTGAAAAGAAGAAAACAGAAGATTTCAGAGTATATAAACAAAGACAAAAAATGGAAGATGCAAAGTCTAAGCTTGATATTGCACAAAAAAACGTAGATGATGCAGATAGACTTAATTATAGTGAATCACAAAGACAAATAAATCAAAAAAAATTAGAATTAGCCCAAAAAGAATATGACGTACAAACAAAACTTTTTAAAGCTACATCAACAGGTCTTGGTAAAGTTGTTGTTAATAATGAAGAAATAGCTAAAAGACAAGAAACAATTAAGAAAAATAATGAATTGATGTCTAAGACTAATGTATCACAGTTTGTAAAAGATCAAGCTAATGAAGAAAATAAGAAACTCAAAACTGAAATAAGAAAATATGAAGAAGATAGTAATATTCAGAAACAAATAAAAGATGGTATATTCCAAGGCCAGTTGCCAATGGATAGTTATATAACACCACCTATGAAAGTAATGCCAGAATGGCTTAAAGAAGATAAACCATTATTTAAAGATCCTGTTTATAGAGATCTTTCTATCGGCCCATCTTTAATAAAATTAGGGGAACTATTA